CGGATGATGTCATCAGTCCGGACATACTTACATTGCCGCCGACTCCGATATTGCCGCTCACAGTAATATTGCCGTTCACAGAGATGTTGCCGTTGTGGGTCTGCTCTGTGTTGATAATTATCGTTGGGGCGGTGACTGTTGTCTGGCCGTCTGTGTTTATGTCTGCTGTGCCTTTCACGTCAGCAGTCAGCTTATGATTCTTCCGGTCATACTTTATGGTTGTACCGTCAGAGTATTTTGTCATATGCACGTCAGGGTCTGATATTGGCGGTGTGTCCGCCTTGCTGTAAAATGAGCCGAGGATAAATCCCTGCTCCATGCCGTTAGGCAGAAACAGGCAGATCACCTGCTCGTCTATGTCCGGCATGTGATAAAACTTATCTTTCTCGCTCTTAGTCACTATCAAAGGCAGGTCATAGCTGACTATCTCGTCAGCATCACTAAACTGCACTTTCGCCGTGCAGCGGACAGGGTCAAGGTCGACCACTCTCCCCACCTTAATTATATTCTGCATGAGCATTATCAGCTCACGGACATTCCCGTCAGTTTTTGTCAGCATTTATGCACCTCCAGAGCTACGGTGTAGCCGCTTCCTACGGAGTGGGTCACCTTGTCTATCATGTACCGTCCGGAAAACTCGCCGAACCCGTCCAGTTGTATGATGAACGCCGCTCTTATATCAGGAGACCCCACCAGTGTAAGGCTGCCTGTCACTTCGAATTTGTTTTTCTTGTGCAGTGCCGCCTTGGCTTTCTTCTCGGCGTCCGCCTGATTCTTTACACGGCCGTTGATCTTCAGAGTCTGACCATTGGCAGGGGCGTTTTCAGGGGCATAATTATAGGAATGTGTCTCTTTTGTTTCGGGGTCGGTATAGCTGATCACACAGGATGTATAGACATCATGTGTCTTTGACCGGAAACTGAATGTATCTATGTCAGAGCGGGATAGAGTAAAGCTTGCGGGGCGTTGCTCCCACTCTTCGGCGCTGTATACTATCAGCTTTTCCTCTGCGAGCTTCAGCGAATGTGCGAAATCATCCAGCTTACGTTCCAGATATTTCAGGTCAGATTCGTCCCTCTGGTCAAACCTGTCACCGCCCATATTCATACCTGACTGCCAGAAAAACTGCAGGCCATGCTCACCGGCTATCTGTTCAGCGATAGTTTTCAGTGTCACGTCCTGCCATGCTCTTGATTTCTTTGTACTACGTATACCTGTCTCGTCTATGGCAGATATACCCTTCAGGCTGAAAACATCGGGCGGGCCGTCCATAGTCAGCTCATCCAGCCTATAGGAACCGCACGGCAGAGTCTTAACCTTGCCGTTCTCCTCGTGGTCTATATAGCATTTAACCAGTGCGTTCTTGCCCGGGTACCATGCCGACTGCCAGAGCTTCTCAGAGTCTTCCACCTTCAGGTCTATGGTGTCCAGTGCGCCTGTGGCATTATCAGTATATGAAAACCCGACTATAAATTTTGATATGTCGGTGGTGATGTCTTTATTATTGTATGTCATTCTGACATTGGTTCTGCGTGCTCTTTCGCTCATGACTCACTCCATGGGGGGAGCAGTGCAGTCTCTGACGTGTCCACATCCGGTATCTGCAACACGACCCCAGCGGAGAAGATAACAGTGTCAGTGTGCACAGGGTTCGCCTCTATCAGCACAGGAAACAGTGCCTCTCTGCCATAGAGCTTATATGCAATAATATCCCACATATCACCGGATACAGTTGTGTAGGTTTTAACTGCCATAAGCCACCCGCCTTTCCTGTGCCATAGCATCCATTATCTGTTTGACCGCATTCGGCTTGTCCGCATCCAGTGCTTTTCTGACCTCGGTTTCATTGCCGTTCTGCATATGAATAGTAGGGGAATAGTGAACTGTGACATTGCCCCCTGTTTTCCTCTCTGCCTTTTTTATTACCGCCATGGACGGTGCTTTTATAACTGCCGCCGTAGGTGTCATCCTCGGTGCGGTCAGCTCGTCGATTTTGCTCTTTTTATCCTGCAGGCCTCTGTGGAGCACCTCCGTCCTGTTCTCGGTGCGACTTAAGTTCTCACTGTTAACAACATTCTCAGACTGCTGTTTTGTGAGCTGTTCAGAGCGGAGTTCTGTTTTGCCTCCGCCGATTCCGAGAAACTTGCCGAAAAACTTACCGACAGATGAACCGATCTTTTTAAATGTGTTCCATATTTTATCTACGAGATCGTGAAAGGGCTTGAACTTCTTATACAGCACAACCCCAAGCGGGATAAGGGCTGCAACAGCCTTAACCACTAAACCTATAGGGGTCGCACTTAAGGCCGCATTCCAGAGCCACTGTGCAGCAGTAGCCGCCTTAGTGACTAGAGCCCATCCTCTCTGAGCGATAGCCAGGGCTCTAGTGGCAGCGGCCTGATATGTCAGCCTGTCGGTCAGCAGCTTCGTCAGGAATATAAATGTCTGATACCCTCCGGCTACATAAGTACCAGCCCATCCGAGAGCGGTCAGAGCCGCAGCGGCGGTTAAGATAACAGCGATAACAGAGGTAAGCGCACCTGTCATCACAGGGAACCGCTCTGCCAGTGCAGATATCTTATTCGCCATCCAGCCTATGCCGGCAGCGACTTTGTTAATAATCGGCAGCACACCTGTGGCGAGAGTTGTGGTCATAGCCTGTATCTGCTGATGCATCAGCTCTATCTCTTTCCCACGTTGTCCGGCTTTCGCCATCTCTTCTGTGGCGGCTTTGCCTCGGCTCATACTCTTTGCCAGACCATCAGCGGCCTTGTCCAGCCCGTCGATGTCGCCGTATAACAGGTCGATCATCTTAACAGCTTCGTCAGTGCCGAATGCCTTAGCTATCTCCTGCTTTTCGACAGCGGAGAGGGTGTCGCCATACTTCTCTTTAAGCTTATTTAGTATCTCCGGCACACGGAGCAGCTGGTCGTTAGAATCTGTAAAGCTCAGTCCGAGCTCGCTGCCAGCCTTTGATGCACTCTTTAAGAATGCGGTGAACTTCGTACCGGCTTCGGCACCGCTCATAGTCTTTTGCAGTGTGCCCAGAACGGCAAGCTGATCTTGCATGCTGTAGCCTGCGGACGTAGCGGACGCTCCCAGGCTGGTTATAGCAGCAGACATCTGCTGTCCATCTGTCCGGAACTGTTTCACTGCTGAGGATATCCCCGCACTGAAATACTCGCCGAACTTAATATCCTTTTCCTCTGCGGACATCTTATTCCATCCGGCTATAGCTGCCTCGCCTACCTTATCAAACTGCTGACGATATATCCCGTAGCCTTTAGCGAACAGGTTGGTCATGACATCAGTAGTAGACTTGGTTGCGGCGGCTGTCATAGCAGACATAGCTGTGAACTGGCCTACGGCCTGCTCAGATATTGCCTCTATACCGGAGCGTATGTCGTATGATGCACGTATAAAATCAGGGGCTGTTGTCCCTGCGTATTGTCTTGAAAAATTAAGAGCCGCATTCGTGATAGATTTCAGTCCCTGCTCTGACACGCCAAGGGTAGATATATCACCCTGTGCCTGCTGGATGCCCCTAGCGGTGGAGACCAGCCCCATCACAGTGCCCACAGCGGCAGTAGCACCTACCAGATTGGTCTGGTGTTTCTCGCGTTTCGCACGTATCTTGTCCATATTGCTGGAATAGCTCTGATGGGTCTGCATCCGCTTCTCTGTGCGGCTGATCTGGTCAGCCAGCCTTTTTTCTGCGTCAGCGTATTTGTCGGCACTGATGCCCGCTTTCTGTAGGTCATCTATGTTTCCTTTCAGGATATTGCGTTGTGCGGAAAGCTTCTCGTTCAGGTCGTCTACCTGACGGTTAGCGGCATTAAATGATTTAACCTGATCTTTAGTGACCTTGTCACTCTGCGACATAGCAATAGTAAGGTCTCTAACCCTCTTGTTTGCAGTGGCGATCTGTTTCTCTGTCTGACCTATCTCGTCTCTCAGCTTAGGGATAGCCTTGATCTTCGCCTGAGTGGACGTCAGGTCATCCACACGGTCTTTTAACGTATTGATTTTTGAGCGTGCAGTATTTATACTAGAGCTAAACGAACTGGTGAGGGCTGCAGCTATGCCTAGCGATAATAACATTTTTGATGCCACTAATCCGATCTCCGTTGTTGTTACAATGGCAGCATCGCTGCTGGTAGTGTTTAACGCACCGGACATAACCCCGGCAGATCAAACCTTTTTCACCAGCATCGGTGCCGCCTGTATTTTATCTGCTTTTCTCTTTTACCCGATTAAGGGGGGCGTTTATGTTATGCTTCACGCCTTTTCCTCGCTCTCCAGAGCCTTTACAAAAGAGTCTATCCACTCCGAAAACTCCAGATCATCCATCTCCCAGTAAAAGACTATGGATGTATGTGTCCATCTGGACATAGCCATCACGGCTTCTTTTATTGTCCAGGTGCCTTTGTCCTCGGGTGTTGTGAGAAAAAATTGTCATACACCGCCACGATCTCGCGATAGTCGTCTTCGTCTATCTGTTTGAAATCATCTATCTTAATACCGCAAAGCTTCGCCATTAGCGTCTCTTCACGTTCTCTGGATGTAGGCAGGTTCATCTTGCTCACATAGTCTCTGACGGCGTTTGTCGGACGGCTGATAGTGACCTTCGATGTTTCAATACCATCTATACTGATAGGAAACACCAGCTCGATCTCTACCTCTCTGCATTTGGCAAACCTGCCGTCCACAACCTTGTCCAGAAAGCCGCCAGTTGCGGCTGCCTCCATCATTGCTGTCCAGTCTATCTGTGATAAGTCCATGTTCTTAGGGTCCATTAGCCTATCCCCAGCACTTTACGCTGATTAGCGAGATAGTCTGTGCCGTCCACCATGTATATATAGTTGAACTTATCTATCTCGAATTTTACTGTGCCATCGACAACCTTCTTGTAGTAGGTCACTGAAAGGTCATACTCGTTGCCCTGCTTCTCAGATGTGGCGAGCTTGCCTCCGGTCAGCTTTTTAGGTCTGCCGCGCATAACGTATTTAACGCCTGTCTCCTGATAAACAGCAGAGCCGTTGTCATAAGAGGTGATCACCTGACGCAGGTCGATGTTAAACTCTTTCGGTGCGGCAAGGCTGTCTGTGTTGCCGTTAGTGGATGTGAATGAAATCTTCACCTCCATTGCCTTTGTCTGCATGCTCTCCAGTTCCAGTTCGCCGAGGATACCGGAACCCTTCACAGTGTCAGACATAAACTCTATGTCAGGCAGAGTGACCTCTGCTACGCCGACATAGTCTGTTCCGTCGATATAAACCCGAAAGTTCTCAGTCCTTCCGGGGATTGCTCCTTTATCCATTTATAGCCTCCTTATCCGAACAGGGTCTGCAGATAGTCAGGGTCATATTCCATCTGGAAGTGAATATCCTGTGCCGGCCCCGGTGGTGTTATGTACAGATGAAACAGCAGTGAGCCGCCCATCAGGTCTAATATATTGTTCTCAGCCTCATTGAACTCTACACGTCCGCCGAGGATAAAGCCTCTGGCAGCGAGCCCAGCCAGCCTGTAGTTTGCACTGTCAACGATAGTGTCGATCAGACGCTTGGTCATAGGCTTGTCAACCTTCTGCCAGAATGTTCTGATCAGCTCAGAGGCGAACCAGAAAAATACAGAGCGGATAGGCACCATGTAGTCTTTGACGTCTGTGTTTGATGGATAGCACGCGGTATAGTTACCCCAGCACTTCCACCCGCCGATAAAGTTCAGAGCGGTGATGATACCCTGACCGTTCAGGTAGTTCGCCTCATCAGGTCCGAGTACCAGCTCCTCGCCGTTAACAACCACTCTGTCCATGCCGTATGACTTGTTAGATGGTGATTCGTATGGCACACCGTCGTTTGTCGATGTGAGATACTGCTTAGCGATAGCATACTGTGTTGACTGATGATAAATCCTGTCAGCCAGCCCGAGCTTGCCGTAGCAGAGTATCAGGTCGGTGTCGGTCAGGTTGTTACTGTTCTTATATGCGACAGTGTCGGTGTATTTTGTGGCCTCTGTGTCGTCTATGTCAGCAACGAAAAAGCCCTGAAAGTGAGAGTTCAGACTGCCCATCTTCGCCAGACCTACTGTCACGACATCGTTATGATGAGAGTAGCCAGGTGTCACCATCAGCATAGGAGTAAACCCGAACTTAGGAAAACAGTCATCAGCCAGAGCGATACCTGTCTTCTGCAGAGTCTCGGCATCGATACCGCCGATAATGTCATCCTTTGTGACCAGTGTAGGGTCTCCGTATGTATAGCTGACTGTCAGTGTTGACTCGGCACTGATAGCTCCGTCTGTCAGCCTGCTGATAACACCGTCGATATAGTCGACCTCGTAGTCAGTGTTAAGCACATATGTTGTTGCGCCCGCTTCGTCTTTCACTGTCAGTGTTTCCGCCTTAAGCAGACCGTCGTTAGCGAGTGATGCGTTGCCGTCTGCGTCCAGTGTTACACTCTCGTCTGTGACGGCCGTCTTATGTACTGACGGGTCAAAGACGTTGATCATAAACACAGGAGCCACAGCATACAGATAAAACTGTGCATAGATAGCCTCGCAAAGAGAATACTTGCTCCAGTCAGTATCGTAGCCCATAGTCTCCATAGCTTCTTTCAGCGAGTAAAAAAGCTCTACACTGTTCACTGACCCGGTCTCGCCGCTAGCCAGTTTATGCACCGGTGCTGTGCCGATAAAAATTGGTACATCAGCCTCCACCTGCACAGGAGTGATTACAGATGTTGGTACCTGAGATACCCGTACTCCATGATTAATAGACATAATCATTTACCTCCGTTGATCTTTTTCAGGGCATCTGCGAGTCGCTGCTTAAACGCTCCGCTGGCAGATTTGGTTTTGTACTCAGCGATAGGCACAAATGCAAAATGCAGCTCTTCCGGCACATGCTTAGGTCTGCCGGCGGAGTATGTCGCCCCGCTGACCAGACCGAATCGTGCTATCGACGGGCCTGCATAGATGAGCTTTGTAGCTGTTTTAGTTTTTGGTGCTGTCGCTGCCTGTTTTTTTACAGTCTGCTCAGAGACAGTTTCAGTTGTCTCTTTGGTTGCTTCGTCATTGTTATTTGATGTCCGAGCCATATGCTTTTACCTCCGACTCATTTGGTTCTGTCATTATCATTGTTTCGTATTCAGCTCTGATCACCGCCTTAAAAAAAGGCGAGGGCTGGGGACTGTCTTCCAGTATCGCCCAGCTGATCTTTCCGGTGCGTCTGTATCTCCCGCCCACGATTCTGTTCTTACGCAGTGCGGACTTTATCAGGGTTATCATGTTTGATATATCCCTGTTGCCCTCCTCCTGCTGTGTGACCTCGTCTCCGGGCTCACGGCGGGGGACGTATACGCATGGAATGATATCTATACCGATAGTCTCTGTGACCTCGTCGTCTTCATCCTCGCCAGCCAAGAGCTGGAACAGAATAGACGGCTTTTTAATGCCGTCATTGTTTCTGGGTGGCAGTCCGGAATTATATGTCGCCGGTGCCATATATTCGCCTGTATTGTCCTGATATTTTCTGCTCTCGAATTCCTTTTCTATAAGGGGTATCAGAGCGTCTATTAAATCTATGCTCATATCTATATTTCCTTACCAAGGTTGAAAGTTTTACCGCTCTTGGTTCTGATATGGTTCTTGCCTGTTGTGGACTGTTGACGGAATTTCACATAAAACAGCCTCTCGGCTTCATGTGATGCATTTTCCAGAATAGGGGTCTTCTGAAGTATCTCGCCCAGAGATGGACCGACTGGCAGTTCCAGCGGATACTTATCTGCTCCCACCCTCTGAAATATCATCCAGCGACCACGTACCTTCTGTGCGAATGTTCCGGCATACTCACGTTTATCACCACGAAGGACAGCTACTTTGACACCTGACTGACTTGCTCTTTTCTTCGCCTGAGCCTCCAGCTCTCTCTGTGTAGCAAAGCTATGCAGTTTGAATTTACTGTCAGAGAACCCCAGCTCGGCATAAAGGCTTCGTTCGGTTGACTTGAACAGGCTGATACGCTTGTGAACTGACTTTGCAGTCAGCGGGACACGCTTACGAGTCTCGCTTTTAACATAGGTTCTGGTGCTGGCTATTGTGGCATTCAGTGATCTGTTGACAACTTTACCAGCAAGATTACCGAGCCCGTTCAGCACATCCTGTATATCAGCGTCAAAATCATCAGCACTGACGTAAAATTGAATATCTCTATCTATACTCATTTTCTACCCTCGCAGCTTATAACAAATACTCCACACTCGGGAGACACAGAAGTGATGCTGTAATAAATACCGCCGACCTCTATCTCTGCACCCACTACAGGGGCATTTGGCATATCAGCCTCACGGATATGAAACTTTATAGAGTCGTTGTTCACCTGATGATTTGTCCAGCTTCCGAAAGATTTCTCTTTCCCGCTGGTCTTTTCCTCTATGATGATAACGACAGGGAGACCGTTAACAGTGGTCTCCTCTGCCATCTCATCAGTTGTGAAGAGAGAATCTATGTCTGCTGCCATCTGGTCTTTAAAGTTCATGTCATTTTCCTTTACTCAGGAGATCAGTCTTTTTTTTACTGCCGTCAGAGGAGCCCCACTGGAACCCAGCGAAATCTTTCAGTATCCCCAGCAACACGCCGAGTACAACGAGCAGAATATCCTTAACAGCCTGATCAGGCTTTTGTGCGATGATGAACACCACTATCAGTGCCAACTCGCACTGAGTTAAAAGCATGAAAATCTCAGGAAATATCTTCTTAAAAAACGGCACCTTGTCAGAGGTGGCGAGAGCCTCCTCATGTTTGCGTGCGCTGTCCTTGTCTGCATTACTGAGCTTCTGAAACTCGATCTGCTTATCCATCAGCGAGAGGCCGAACTGCTTCTGTACCTCTTCGTTTCCTGTCAGTGCATTCACTGCATCGTTCAGGTTAGATATGCCTGTTACGTCCTTCGCAACATCCGCTACTTTTGCCAGCAGAGGGGCGTCTTTCTTTTCGTCTCCGGTAAAGTGCTCTATCAGAGACGGAGCCGCCTTTGTGATCAGCGGCATAAGCAGTGGTAAAAGTGGTAACATCTCACACACTCCTATTTGTAATATGTCCAGCAGACGTCTGGAGATTTGGTCTCATCAGAGCCTGCATGTATAAAATCTGCACCGATACCGATACGGGTAAACCCTGCGGCTATCAGTCCATCTATGATCTTAAATCTCTCTCTGCTGCCAACGGCTTTGATGTCAGAACCATCACCAGCAACATGCTCACTGTTAGCTTTACCGCCAACCTCTGCGTTGTGTTCAGGACATCTGTATCCACTGGTGATAACAAAAGGCACGTCAGCCAGATCACGAGCTTTATCTATCATCTCCAGATGCTTTTCAGACATCTCAGCCTTGCCACAGCACGGGCATTTGAATTCGTCTATTTTAAAATGTTTCACTTAACACCTCCGAAATTGTGCATAATGCCGGCTATTATCAGTGAGCCGATACCAACAAACGCCGCCACAATGAGTGCCAACATCCCTTTCTCCGCAGCTCGGCGTATGAAAGCACCAAAGCGTAAATCCTGCTGAAACTGCTTAACCTCTTCCGGCTTATCAATATCAACGCCGAGGATAGCAAAGGTCTTTTTTACCGCTCTGTCTGCGGACTCTTCTGCGTACTTACACACGTCAGCATCGGTTAGATTACAAACATTGCCTGGCATTCATCTGTCCTTTTATTGAGTGCAAAAGCTATCTTCATGTGTCACCACCTCCGGCATTTACCAAGGCACCCTGCCGATCAGGGCAGGGCACGATGGAAAAGGTCGGTTTATTTACCAGTCAGGAGATTCACTCTAAGTGCGTTATTCGCA